ATTTCATTAAAGAACGAGCAAATCAAAAATTAGTTGAATTAGGTTATAATCCAATTTACAACGATATTGATCCTAACCTTTTAAAACAAATGGAATGGTTCGGGCATTTAACAAGTGGTAAAACACACCAAGATTTCTTTGCAAATAGAGTAACCGATTATTCAAAATCAACCGCTGACTGGTCAGACCTATGAAACCAGAAAAACTACGTAATATAATTAAAGAAGAACTTCAAAAATATTTTGAAATTCATCCATATTCTCTTGAAGATGAGCTTATAATGGAAACTGAAATTATGCTTGGAGAACTTCTCAATCCTGATAATGCTCTTTCATATGAAAAAGTGAGTAAAGGATTTTACACTTATGAAGATCCTAATGGGGTTAAATTTTTTGTTCGAGCAGCTTATGTTCCTGAACCACAAAATTACTTTGAATTTAAAACAGGGTGGTTTGATCAAAATGGGAAAGCAACTTATGAACCTTCTGTACCATACGGGAACCAAGAAACCTCAGCCTTAGATATCAATTCCCGTTCAGATACAGTAGCAAAAATTTATAGAGATGAAATTTTACCTTTTTTCAAACAACAAACATTAACAGATACAATGGTTATAAAACCCATTTCTTCAAGTAGAATGAAGTTTGCTGAACGTTTAGTTAAAAAATTTACACCTGAAGACTTTACAATAGACTTTAAAAATAGAGAAATAACAATAAAAAAATGAGCATACAAGTAGATACAACAAATTGGATTAAGGGTAAACACTACCCTGAGTGGATGAACGAGATTTCATTATCAATGATCTCAAAAGGGTATTTGTTACCTGATGAAGATGTTTATGGAGCATTTAAACGTGTTTCAAGATCAGCAGCTAAACGTTTAAAGCGTAAAGATTTACAACCATACTTTTATGAGGCAATGGTTAAAAATTGGTTATGCTTAGCTTCACCTGTTCTCTCAAACATGGGAACAGAACGTGGAATGCCTATTTCATGCTTTGGAATTGACACAGATGATTCAATTGAAGGAATTGCTCTAGCCAACTCAGAATTAATGCGTTTATCATCTCAAGGTGGTGGAGTAGGAATTGGTGTATCTAGAATCAGAGGAAGAGGAAAACCAATTTCTGGAAATGGAGTATCTGAAGGGGTAGTTCCATGGATTAAAATTTACGATTCAACAATATTAGCTACCAACCAAGGTTCAGTTAGACGAGGGGCAGCCTCAGTTAACCTACATATTAACCACCCAGACATTGAAGAATTTTTGATGATTCGACGCCCAAAAGGTGATGTTAATAGACAATGTCTAAATATGCATCAATGTGTTGTAATTGATGATGAGTTTATGAATCGAGTTGAAGAACGCGATCCAAAAGCAATTAAATTGTGGGGTGAAATTTTAAAAACACGTTTAGAGACAGGTGAACCTTATATTATGTTTGAGGACAATGTAAACAATGCAAACCCTGAAGCATATAAAAAGAACAATTTGCATGTTTCAATGACGAATATTTGTAGCGAGATAAGCTTATACACAGACGAACTTCACTCTTTTATCTGTTGTTTATCTTCCCTTAATCTCGCACGTTGGGATGAATGGAGCGAATATAAATTTGAAAATGGAATGACATTACCCGAACTAACTTGTTGGTTTTTGGAAGGTGTATTGCAAGAATTTATTGATCGTTCCAAAAACATTCGCTTTATGGAAAACACCTATCGTTCTGCATCTAAAGGTAGAGCAATTGGTATTGGAGTACTTGGGTGGCACACCTTCCTCCAAGAAAAAAATATCCCATTTGCAGGATTACAAGCAAATTCTTATACAAGGATCATGTTTGATTTTATTGAAAAAGAAGCATTAAAAGCATCTCGTGACCAAGCAGAATTGTATGGTGAACCTGAATGGTGTAAAGGAACAGGTTTAAGACATACACATCATTTAGCAATTGCCCCAACAGTTTCAAATGCACACATTTCAGGAGGAGTATCCCCTTCAATTGAACCAATCCCCGCTAATGTTTATAATTTAAAAACAGCTAAAGGTACATTTATCAAGAAAAACCCAACATTAGAGCGCTTACTTGAATCTAAAGGATACAATATTGATAGTGTTTGGGATCAAATTTCTAAAGATAAAGGTTCTGTTATGGGATTACCTGATTATATTTTAACGGATGAGGAAAAGGAAATATTTTTAACATTTAAAGAAATCAACCCATTCGAGATAGTTCGTCAGAATGGAATCCGACAAAAATACGTTGACCAAGCAGTTTCCCTTAATTTAACATTTGACCCTTCAGATTCACCCAAATATATAAGTGATGTTCATAAACTTGCATGGAAAGAAGGAATCAAAACACTTTATTATATGCGTAGCGAGTCAATTTTGAGAGGAGATAATATCTCAAGAGATGATAATTGTGTTGCGTGTGAGGGATAAAATATAAAAATATCTACATATACAAGTTTAAAGCTAATGGTTTCCCATTAGCTTTTTTGTATGTATAATCATAGATTATTAATATTTATAATTAAAAATATTTACATTTTTTTCGTTTCATGAAATCACATATTGAAAGTTTATTAAGTCATTCCTTAGAAATAATTATAGTAACCTTGACTGCATTTTTTACATTTATATTTTCCTACTTTTATGATCTGACTCTGAGTAATTATGAGCAGTTTTTAGCAACGATCTCGGTAGTTCTATTAGATGGGATATTTGGGATAATAGCTGGAGTAAAAAGAGAAGGATTCATTACCCACAAAGCTATTAAAGTCTTACGAACCACAGTAGTATGGATTATTATCCTTGCTGTTCTCCTCTCAGTTGAAAAAGGATTTATGGGTGCTGGGTGGTTGAGTGAAACTATTATGATTCCTTTTATAGTATTTCAATTAATTAGTGCACTTAAAAATGCCTCTATGGCAGGATATATCAAAGTAGATCTATTAAATCAAATATTAGATAAAATAGATAAACACAAAGGAGAAAGATCAAATTAAAATTATAAAATATGTTAACAATATCTATAATATCCTTTACTATTTTTATTCTTATTTTAGTATGGATTATTTTCGAACACAAACTTTACACTAAAGCAGGACTTAAACATTTCTTTAGAAATGAAAATCACAATTATATTCCTGATGGAATAGAAGATATTGTCTCTGAAGTAAAAAATAGAGTTAAAAGAGTAAAAGAAGAAGCAGGAGATGTTAAAGAATCCTTTGAAGATTTGAAAAACCAAACCCAAGATGTTATTGATGCTGCTACAGGTAAAGAAAAAACTCGTAGAGGTCGTCCTAAAAACTAAATAATGGAATCTAAATTTATCTACTTATTAGATGCAGGCCATGGAGGCTTAATAAACGGTAAATATGTTACCCCAGGTAAACGTTCTCCTATTTGGGAAGATGGAACAGTATATTATGAAGGAGTTGGAAATAGAGAAATTCGAAAACATCTAGCTCAAATGCTAGAAGATGAAGGAATTCCTTACCATTTAGTTTCAACAGGTAGTGAAGATGTTTCTCTTACTAAAAGAGTAAACACTATTAATTCCTTTTGTGACATGTATGGAGCAAGTAAATGTATCTTGATTTCAATTCACTCAAATGGAGTTACAAACCCACAAGCTGAAGGATGGGAAGTATTCACCACTAAGGGTACTACAAAATCAGATGTTTGTGCTACTATTACTTTTGAAGAAACCCAAAAACTATTCCCAGATAGAAAATTCAGATCCGATAAAAAGGATGGAGATGTTGATAAAGAAGCAAATTTCCAAATCATATTAGGTGCTAGGTGTAGAGCATTTTTAACTGAAAATTTTTTCCACACTAACCCTTATGAATGTAAAGAAATCTTGATGAAAGATGAAGGAAGGAAAAAAATAGCTAGGGCACATTTCAATGCTATTTTAAGAATGGAGAAAGAACTATAAAAATTCCTTGCCTTAACCCCCCAACCAGTTATATTTATAGGTATGAATTCAAAATTATTACCTTGGCTATTGCTCTTTTGTGCTTTAGGCCTTTCAAGCACCGCAGCCTATTATAGTGTAATAGGACTCTCAATAGTATTTTCAGGAGTAGCCCTACCCGTTATTATAATGGGATCCTTTTTAGAGATTTCAAAACTATCTATTGCTACATATCTTCATAATCAATGGAAAAACTCAATGTTAGGTTTAAAAATCTATTTAACAGCAGCATTGGTTGTACTATCCATAATCACCTCAATTGGAATCTACGGCCTATTATCTAAAGGATTCAGAGAAAATATTACTCAACTCGAAATTTCAGGAAAACAAGTTAAAAACATAGAGATTAAAAAAGAAAGATTTGAACAATCCAAACAAGAATACGTTCTAGAGAAACAAAACGTAGATAAAGATATTTCTGGGTTGAGAGATGCTTTGGCTACTGGTACTACTACCCAATATAAGGACAGAGAAACAGGACAAATCATTACTGTAAACTCATCAAGTGCAAGAAAAACCTTTGAGAAACAACTAACTCAAGCGATCGCAAATCGTGATACACTATCAAGAAAAATAGAGACTATGAATGACAGCCTCACAGCTTTGGATATTCAAATCCTAGATATGGAAACCCAGAATGAAAAAGCTAATGAACTAGGTGTAATCCAAGCAGTAAGTGAATCTACAGGATGGTCTTTATCATCTGTTGCAAATTTGTTTATTTTAATCTTGATTATAGTGTTTGACCCTTTGGCTATCTCACTTGTACTCGCCACAAATCAAGCATTTAAAAACGCTAAACCTAAAATGAGCATTTATGGTGAACCTAAACCATCTAATATTCAGGGACATAGAAACCCACCACCCCCACCCAAAAAAATTCAAATTGAGGTTGAAGATAAAATAAATGAAGAGGTAACTCAAGATACAAAAAAACTAGAGGAACAATCTCTTTTAGATGCTCAAATTCAAGCTAAACAACAAGAAATCAACAAAATACAAAATTCAACTGTATCCTCTAAGAAAAAAGGTTTAGCAATTGTTGATTTGCAAAATCAACTTAGAGAATTACAAAATAAAAAAGATAATCAAATAGAGTATTAAAATATTTGGTTATTTAAAATATTTTTCGTATATTTCATTAAAATTAAAAGGTTATGTTGTACGATATTTCAAATCCTACTCTTGTCCTTAAAGAGATTAAAAAACTCCAACCATTAAACTATAATAGGTTCTATTGGTGGAGAAGATGGGACAAACCCACAAAAGATCTTCCTAAAAGTGCTACTTTCCTAGACAGAATTAAAAATGGTGAATTTGAATTCTCACACTATTACTGGCAAGCTATATATTGTGAGATGGAAATCAATGAAAAATACTCTCTATACAAAGGAGATATTCAAAAATTGCTAGAAAATGACGGAGTAGCATTCCAACGTAGAAAAAAGTTGTGGGAAGATTTTGAAAAGGCAGAGAAAGAAGCTATGAACTCTCTTAGAGATAACTTTATGGTTCAATTTGAAATCACCAGAGACCAATATGAAGAAATTATAGGTGAATTTGATGGAACTACTGAAGAACTATATTACTATATCCGGAAAAATTTTGATCATACTGGAAAAACTCATAAAAAGAGAGGTAGGCCCCCTAAAAAATAATTTGTATGTTTAATCTATAAAAATAAAAGTTATGAAAATCACTAAAGAAAACCTTTTAAAAACCCTCAAACCTGCTTTAAATGTTGTAATTTTGGTTGCTGTGTCAACAGCTTCATTTAAGTTAGGAAGCATCTATCAATCTGCAAAACCCAAAGATGTAAAAGTAGAAAATCCTTATTCACATGCATTCTCCCCTGAAGAAATTTCAATCGCTGTGAATGAATCAAATGAGCTTATCATGATTGAAAGAGCAACAGGAAAATACATTGTATACTCTGATCAAATAGGCCAAACTATTTTTGGAATGTACGCCAATCGTATTCATCAAGAGGTAACAAATGCTGGTAAATAGTATTAAAATCGGTTTAGTGGTAGGGGCTGTAGCTGTCACCACTTTTACCGTTACTGAACAGGAAACAGAACCTACCCCAGAGGTGCGCATTCCAGACAGTATAGATCAAAGCTCACCACCTTGTTTACAAATGTATAGATATATTAAAGCATATGCAGATACTTTTGATATTCCTTTAAAATATGCTTTTGGAATTGCAAAAGCAGAAACAGGATATAATGGCCCTTTTCATTGGAAATATAACCCCTACCAAACTTCTTATGCAGGTGCTGAAGGTCCTATGCAGATTCTGTTATCTACTGCGCGTTACTTAAATAAAGATAATGTTTCTAGAGAACGTTTACGTACAGATATTGAATATAATGTAAAAACCTCTATGGGATATTTAAGAAGACTACATAATAGGTATAGAAATTGGGAGATTGTGTTTGGCTATTATAATACGGGGTACCCACAAGTAAATAACTATGCTAAAAGGGTTGTAAACCATAAATTAAATTGGCAAATATGAAAAGAGTAGTTTGTATAAACGATAAGAATCTTCCTCAAGGAGCCAATATAGTTGAGGGAAAAGAATATGAAATTGAAAGAGAATATCTAAACGCGCTAGATCAGCGAGTATACATTGTGAAAGGCGCAATAAACGAAGGTACAACAAAATGGGGTATGCTTTGGATTGGATACAATGCTAACCGTTTTTCTACTTTAGATAGCTTGGAGATTAAAGAAAAAGAGTATATGTTTGCATTAAATTAAACCCATGAAAAAAATAAAAGTTAGCCACGAGGTACCATTTTTCCTCTTAAAAAAAAGTAGAAAATTTAACGACTATGATTATTGTTTACCCCATCTAATGGATGAAAATGAAGAATACCGTAATTTCTTCTACGAATCAAAGGAAATGGGCCGTTATATTGTAATGGACAACTCACTTCATGAACTTGGAGAAGCATACAACTCAGAACGTTTGATCCATTGGGTAAATGAAATTAAACCTGAGGAATTCATAGTACCAGATGTTTGGGAGGACATGGAAAAGTCCATAGAAAATGCTCAATTTTGGTCACAAATTGAACTACCTGAGGGAGTAGTAAAAGTGGCAGTAGTACAAGCCAAAAACATTCGTGAAGCCGAAAAATGTGTGAATTCATATTTAAAGTTAGGATATAAAAAGATTGCTTTCTCATATGGGGCTTCTTACTACAATGAAATATGTCCTCATCCTAATAAAGATTTGGGTAAAGCAATAGGAAGATATATGGTTGTAAATTCTCTTTATAAAATGGGAATATTAAAATCATTTGATAGAGTACACCTTTTAGGAACTGCTTGGCCCGCAGAGTTTGGAATGTATAAAAATATTGAATGCATTGAATCAATAGATACTTCAAATCCTATTATGGCTGGAATAGAATACACAAAATATGGGGATTTGGGGATCTCAACAAAACCAAAAGTAAATATGAATTTTACCCAAGATAGACAATTGACAGATGTTCAATTACATACTATAAAACATAATGTAGAACAATTTAAAAAAATAAATCAGTTATGAATTACTTAAGTTTATACGACTATTTAAAAAAAGCAGCTGGGGAAGAACTAGGTTTAGAAGTAGCCGCAGAAGCAAGAAAACAAGGAATTAAGACTCAAACTAGACAAGTCTCAAACCCAAAATTTACAGGTACTGTTTATCTTTACCCAAAAGATTTTTTAGATTTTTACTTTAGAAGCCCCTCTTCAAATCAGATGGAAGAAGAAGATGATCTCCCTTTTTAAAAATGTTTGATAAACAGTAAAGAATTAATTATATTTATATTAAATTGAAAAGTTATGAGCATTATTAGTATTGATGTAGATTTAGGGGATATCTACGATGAAATGAGTAGATACGACAAGGAACAAATGGCTGAATGGTTATATGAAGATGGTTTTTTATCAAACCATAAAAATTCAAACATTCGAAGAACTGTTAGAGGTTCTGAAGAATCATTTGGGGAAGAACACTTACGAAAAGATTTAACCAAACTTTGGGATGGCTACTACCAGTTATCAAATGAAGATATTGAAACAATAAACAAAATCGCAAATAAAATCTAAAATATGAGTAAAACTAGTAACAAACAAAAAATAGAAACATTGCAAGGTTGGATTGCCTCTGTTAATTCTCCTTATAAACGTAAACCTAAAAAAACTATTTCTAAATGAAGCATGTAGTGATTTCACTGAGTAGAGAAATATAAAAATGTTGTAGCTTTAACTGGAGGATATAATATGTATAACCAACATATAAATACATAACTATGCCTTCAAAAGAATATTTTAAAGAATATAGGAGAAGAAAAAATCCTAAAATTTTAGAAAAAGAAGAACTTGCTCAACAAGAAAAAAAACGTTGCACAAAATGTTCTGCTATTAAACCATTTAGTTCATTTGGCCCCCAAAAAGCAGGATATGTGGGTTTAAAAGCCCAATGTAGAGAATGCGACACTGAGTACGATAAACAATTCCAATCTAAAACTAACCTTAGAGCTGAACGAGACAAGACAGATAAAGCTAAACAATATAGAAAAAAATATGTAGCTGAAAATTTAGATTGGTGGAGAAAATACGAAAGAGAATATAGATACAATCGTAGAAGAGAAGATATGTTTTTTAAAATCAAGGGGAATTTATCTGGAAGATTATCCGATTTAATTAATAAAAGAAATTTATCCACTAATACTCTTGAACTTATAGGATGTGATCGAGAAACTTTTATATCCCATATTGAAATCCAATTTACCGAAGGAATGACATGGGAAAATTACGGTTTAAAGGGATGGCATGTAGATCACATCATTCCCTTGTCTTCATTTGATCTAACTATAGAGGATGAAGTAAAAAAAGCGTGCCACTATACAAATCTTCAACCACTTTGGTGGCAAGATAACTTGGAAAAAGGTAATAAAATTCGTATATTATAGTAAAGGTTTGAAGTTCCATAACCTACAAATACCGGAACAAAGTTTTTAAATTAAAAATATGAACAAACAAAAAGACCATGTAGTTTTATCTTTAAGTGGAGGCCTAGACTCCAGCACACTCCTACTCAGATGCCTTTCAGAGTACAAAAGTGTTACTGCCATCTCTTTTGATTATGGACAAAAACATCGAGTAGAGCTTGAACGTGCTCAATCGTTGGTAGATTATTTATGTTATAAATATGATATTAATTATCGCGTTATTAAACTTGATGGTCTAGTTGATCTCCTAGACTCTGCTTTAGTAACTGGAGGTGATGAAGTACCTGAAGGACACTATGCTGAAGAAAATCAACGTCAAACCGTAGTCCCAAATCGTAACAAAATCTTTGCTTCAATCGTACAGGCAGTCGCACTTTCGGTAGCAAATAGAACTGGGGAAAATTGTGACATCGCGTTAGGTATTCACGCTGGAGATTTTGGAGTTTATCCTGATTGTAGACAAGAATTTAGAGATGCAGACGATCAAGCATTTCGTTTAGGAAACTGGGATGCAGAAATGGTTGGGTACTTCACACCTTATCTTTATGGGGACAAATTCACTATTTTACAAGATGGAGAAGTGTTGTGTGAAGAATTAGGCTTAGAATTTGACGAAGTATATAAAAGAACCAACACATCTTACAAACCATACCCTTCAGGTAATTCAGATTACAAATCTGCTTCAAGTGTAGAAAGAGTAGAAGCGTTTATCAAGTTGGGAAGAAAAGATCCTGTAATATATGAAGATGAAACAGGTGTAGTTTCCTGGGAAATGGTTAAAGCTCATGTAGAAAAAGTTTTGGAAGAAAACGGAAAATAATATATTTTAATGGGTATTCCTAATAATTTAAACAAAAAATAAAATGGGATTAGTAGACCACGCAAAAGTAGAATTAGAAATAACAGGACTTTTAAGTGAAGAAGGTGATTTTTATGGGGGAGCAACAGGTAAAGCTGTTTTAGAATTAATGGAAGTCTTTACTAAACAAGGACACTCCGGAATGTCTGCCTCTATTGTCGCAGATATATTTCAAAAGTTAGCAACCCACCAAGTACTTAGTCCTATCACAGGCAAAGATGAAGAATGGAATTTGTTAGATTATGGTGATGATCTTACATATCAAAACAAACGCGAATCTGGGTTATTTAAAGATGAAGACGGAAAAATTACTTATGTAAGGGCTTTGATTAAAAGATGTCCTAATGGGGTAACATGGAGTGGACCTCTTTATTTAACACGAGAAGATGCATTAAACAATACCAATATGATTAGATCATCCTTAGAGATAAAAGGATTTCCTTTTACACCAAAAACTTTTTATATTGACGTATTAGAAGAAGAAATTGAAAATGATAATTGGATAATGTGGTGTAAAGATCCTTCACAATTGGATGAAGTGTGGGAATACTATAAAAAACCTGAATTTTTAAAATAAAATATGAAAAATATTAAAGATATCCATCCTCATTCGCTTGCTAATTTTTTTCTTGTAAAAGTATTTGGAGATACTGGATTTAGGGATGAAAGAGAGTTAAATCAAGCTAAATATTATACTAGAGCTACTTTAGAAAATTTTAAAGATATATTAGAAAACTTTGAAGGATCAAAAGAAGAATTAGTATCATTTATTGACACGAATATAGAAGGATTAGAACTATTTAAAATTAACAAAAATTAATATGGCAAGATATATTTCAACCAAACTATTTGAAAACTACTCAGTAGCAATAAGACAGTGGAAAGCTCAACATTCCCATTGTCAACTTTTACACGGTTATGCTTTAAAATTTAAAGTATGGTTTGCATCTAACGAACCCGATATTGAAAATCAACTAGATGACATGAACTGGATTGTTGATTATGGTGGGTTCAAAACTCCCCCACATGGAAATGGCTTAAAAGATTGGATGAATGAAATGTGGGACCACACAACTCTTATCCAGGCAGATGACCCTTACAGAGACATGTTTGAAATGCTCCAAGTATCGGGTTTAGCTAAAGTACATTTTTTAGAAAAAATGGG